ATGGTCATGCTCCAAGTTTGGCAGGATCGCCTATGACAGTATTACGCAATTGCATGACAATATCGTGATTTTCCGACATTTCAGAAAATGCCCTTTAGAAGCTCGTCCACTTGTTTTTTACGCTTCGCCCTATCCTCGTCGCTAATAACCTCATCAACAGGCTCTACGGGCCGTTTCTGTGGCTTTAAAGGGGCACTCAGGAAACTGACCTCCTTCTTAGGTCTCTCGTCGGCCCATCTCTCGCCATTCAGCCATGTTGAGGCATGGGGGATAAATTCAATCTCGCTGGGCCAGTGGTAAGACTTGCAAGCCGAGATGATCTCTTCCGATTTGGCTTTCTTGATTGCCAAATTCCAAGCCCGCTTTGCCTGACCTTTCCCAACCTTTCGCGGATAAGCTGCCCAAAAATTTTCGAAATGATCGAAATTTAGGGGTTTGGATGATGAGGTAGAGGTTAAGGAAAGGGGGGTAGTAGTAGTATTATCTCTTTGCGTGGGGGGAAAACCATTAGGAGAAGGAGAAGAAGGAAAGGGGATGTCGCACGTTGTCGCATTCTGTCGCACGTTGTCGCACGTTGTCGCTGCGACATTAGGCGACATTAAGCGACGAGAACGCTCTTCACGCTTGGCTGCGGCTCGCTTTGCCCTGCGCTCTTTGGCCTTGTCTTGCTCTTTCGCTTCATATGCTTCGACCACGGACGCGATTTGTTCCGCCGAGCAACCAGAGGCTAACATGGCTTTGATTGTTGTAGTAAGTTCCATTCGTCGGGTTCCCTTGTAATTGCCCGACGCGCTTAGCCATGCTAAGACGACCATCGGGACGCGGCATCGTCCCCTTCTTTCAGGTCGGCAGAGTTAGCGCTCTGTCGGCCTTTCCTTTTCTAGCACGACATGATTGCCCTGCCAATTAATTCAGGGATTTGAGGGACTACGGCGTTTCCAAGTTGCTTAAGTCTGTCCACCCGTCCGGGAACCCCATTAGCCACTCGACCCACGTCGGGTTCAACTGCCCACCAGCGTGAGTTGCCAGTGTTTTGGTATTCCTCGCTAGTTCCGCCGGAGATTTGCCATTGTCTTTCCAATCCCTGGCGCAAGGCGTTGGCCACATACGTTGCCCTACTACGGTCTCCAAATTCGGAAAGCGTTTCGGGTCCCACACGCTCTCTGGCGTTATCGTAGCCGCCATTGCGCTGCATGACCGAGGGGTCGGCCACATCTGGGCGTAACCCGCCAAGTTCAGCCCATGCTCGCCCTTCTGAACTGTTGCAGATTGATGATTTGGTCCCCCGACACTCGCTGTTGGGGTAGGCAATAACCCAGATTCTGTCCCTGCGGTGAGGAGCGCCAACGGCGGAAGCTGGTATGCAATGCCATTCCGCATCATACCCGATCTGGGCCAAGTCTCCGAGAACTCGGTCAAGCCCTCGTCCAAGAAGTGCTGAGACGTTCTCCACGATTGCGTAACGTGGTCGTAACTCGCCAATAAGACGGGCGAACTCTGACCATAGACCGCTGCGCTCGCCTTCAAGTCCCGCGCCTTTTCCCGCAACGGAGATGTCCTGACAGGGAAATCCTCCGCAAATAACGTCAACTGCGATGCCTCGCTCATGCAATTCCTCCGCGCTCAATTTAGATACATCCTCAAAGATTGGCACATGAGGCCAATGCTTGCGAAGCACCTTTTGCGCCTTTTTGTCTATCTCACAAAATGCAACAGTCTCAAATCCGGCCCGTTCAAGGCCAAGGCTGAAACCGCCAATGCCTGAAAAAAGATCAAGCACTTTCAAGTTCTTCACCCTCTTGAACACCACCGAGGCCGAGACGCTGCATCGCATCCTGCTCAGCCAATGCAAAACCCTCATCCTGTGTCAGACGGTAGTAATGTAATCCAGCGGCAATCAAGTTCCTGAGCGCATCTGACTCAGTGTTGATCCGCTGGGTGAAGCGCCATTCCACCACATCAGCCCACAAAGTATCGTCAATGATGATGTTTTTTCTGACTGTTACAGACATAGTTTGTCCCCTTGTTGATGATGGTGTCACATTATCGCTTTAGATTATTTTACGCAAGTGTGTTGACAACCCTTTTTTGTATCTATACGACTAGGTGCAGGAGATGACAGACATGCAGGAAATTGAAGCGAACAACAAACGCATCAACCAACTCGCCCTTGCTTTGCGCGAGTTTCGTTTAGCCATGTTTGCCATCCCTGTGTATGAAGGCGACCGCGATTTAATCGCCATCATCACTGATTTGGCTGAAGCTATCGAAGTTGCGGATCAAGACATTAAGTGGGTCCGTAGGCAGCACATATCTGAAGTTATGAAACGACAAACCACTGGGGACAATTATGAGCGATTTTTCACCACAGGCGAGGATGAGTGGCTGGTGGGCGACGGACTCCCGCCGCTCGGTATCGGGCAAGCTGATTGATGTAATACTCGAAAAACGAGGCGAGAAGGGATTTGATGATCTCTCTCAAAATGAAGCCGTCCAAATGGGGAAAGCTCTCGAGACAACCATTGGCAAAATATTCGAGGAACACACCGGCATTGGTATCCGGCACTTCACGGATGACAAAACACACCCGACAGAACCTTGGCTTAAGGCTCACACTGACTTTCTCACGTCAGACGGCGGACTTCTTGAGGTCAAGAACTTTAACCATTTCGCCATCAATGAATATTCCGAAATGGACGAACCCGTGCGGATGCCTGAAGACGATTATATTCAGTGTCTCCATGAAGCGACAGTTTTTGACGTGCCGCATGTTTATTTTGCTGTGCTTTTTGGTGGGCAGAGGTTTAGGTACTGGAAGCTTGAATTTACTGCGGATCAAAAGGCTGAATTTGTCCAACGCGCCGCAAGCTGGTGGGGATTATCTCAGGCCGGTGATTTACCGCCCCCTGAGACGAACGATCAGGCCAAGAAGGTTTATGCGGTGGATCGCGGCGGTTATGTGGTCGCTACGAAGCAAGTTGAGCAACTTATTGAAGCTCTCAAAAACATTAAAAGCCAAATTAATCCACTTGAGAACGCGCAAGAAGAAGCTGAGGTCATTCTCAAAAAGTTTATGGCTGACAAGAGTGAGATCGTAGACGTTTCTGGTCGATCTTTGGTTACATGGAAAGCAGCAAAGTCATCAATGGTTTTTGACTTGGATGCGTTTAAAACCGCATTTCCTGATCTTTATCAACAATTCAAAAGGGAGAAGCCGGGTTCACGCCGGTTTTTAGTAAAATGAGCAACATCGTTCCATTTTCTGACCAAGAACGCATGGCAGATGCCATTGCAAAATCAGGTTTGTTCAACCTGAAAGACAAGACGGCTGTTCTTGCGCTTATGGCGGTAGCACAGGCCGAGGGAAGGCATCCGGCTACGGTTGCAAAGGACTATCACATCATTCAAGGCCGACCAGCTCTTAAAGCAGACGCAATGCTAGCGCGGTTTCAACAAGCAGGAGGCAAGGTTGAGTGGGTCAAGTATACGGACGAAGAAGTCAGAGGAATCTTTAGTCACGCTCAAGGAGGAAGCCTTGAACTTGCGTGGACTTTGGCACAAGCACGCGCAATTGGACTTGCAACGAAAGATAATTGGAAACTCTATCCGCGAGCTATGCTCAGAGCTCGAGTCATTAGCGAAGGAATTAGATCAGTATATCCAGCCGTCATCGTCGGAGAATATACGCCAGAGGAAGTCCAAGATTTTAGCCCTCCGGCAACGCAGCAGATCCGCGAAATTACAATCCCTCAAATCGAAATAACAGACGAATTGACAGATGATCGCGCACTGTCCGAATGGGCTTTGTATGTGCCTGACGGGGAAGATCGGAAACTTTACGCAAATTGTCCAGACAAAGACGATTTTATGGAAAACTATTCTGATCTGATTGAGAAAATTCTCGGCAGCACGAAAATTAAGCCAGCCGAAAAAGACGCAAAGATCGAAGCCTTAGAAAAGGTGAATATTGCTAATTTGGAGAAGTTTAGAAATGGCAACTAAGTTTGTAAATCGCCCCGGTTCAGGTGTTTTAAAGCACAATACGACCCGCAAGAGCGACAAGTCTCCAGATTATTGGGGTGAGATTGTGTTGGATAAGGATTATTCCGCCGGTAGCACTATTGAGCTTGCTGGCTGGAAAAAGCCGACGCCTCAGAATTATCTCATCAGCATGAAAATCACCGATAAACAGCCGACTGACAAACAGTGGCCTAAAGTTGTCGGTGACGATAATGATGTCCCATTTTAAGGAGATGAAAATGACTGCCAATCCATTACAAAGATTAGCCGAAAAAATGGAATTTCAACATAAGTGGAAAGTATATTATAAAAATATACATCAAACTCCTCAATTTGTTGAAGCTAATACAACATCAATTGATGCAGGTGGATCAAAATTTTATACAACAGATGCAATTTTAGTTGCATTTTTTCCACATGAAGAAATTCAAAGAATTTGCCTTGTAGAAATAGGTGGGAAAGAAGTTGACCTTGTTAATTAAGAAAACATTCCTATCATGAAAATCTTATGGGGCGGGTAAGGAAATTCAAATGTCTAAAATGCAGCGTGATAAAGGCCACAATTTTGAGCGGGACGTAGTAAATTGGCTCAAAGATTGGGGTTTTGAAGCGTCTCGCAACCTTACTCAAACGCGAGATAGTGGGGGAGACATCAGCCTTCCCCACTGGCTCTTCGAGTGTAAACGATATGCAAAGATTGCTGTCTATACATGGCTCAGACAGGCTGAGATTGCAGCCAAGCCAGAACAGATCCCGGTTGTTGTTGCTAAGGCTGATAGACAAGAGCCTATTGTCATCATGCGCTTCGATAAGTTTTTGGAGTTGATGAATGCTAAGGAAAATCAAACGAAACCTTTCAACCCTATGGTGGCATCTGACCAAGCCAAAGGTTCGATCTGAATTGAAAGC